ATCTAACATTATTGTTACTTGCATTAGGTTGTGGAAACATTCTTAAAAGTTGCGTTCTATCATCAAATGTATATGATCGTTTGGTAGCTAATAATTTCTCTCTCGTTTCAAGCCAATTTTTTAACGTATACCAGCTCACTAAATCGAACCCGTAGTTACCCATTGCATAACTAAAATATGTTTGTTGAGCTAATGTTTGCTCTATAGTAAATAATGTATTAATACCAGTACTTGAACCCTCTTCAAAATCTGTAACAGCTATAACCTTTCTATAGTCCATAACATCATAATCAAAACTATTAATTAATTGTTCAGTTTCAGATACAATTGAACCTTGTCTGGTAATATTATTTTTTATTTGCGGTATAAATAAATCACTAACAGATGATAATTCACTAACAATTTCACTATAGAAATTTTCAGCAAAAATATCATTAGCTGATATACCATTTTCTAATGTTGATGATAGACTTGAAATTGAACTAAAAAATGAACCAGGTATAGATGATATAGCTGCGAATACGGTCTCTTTTGTACTAATTGTTTTGGTAAAATCTTTATTAGGTGTTTTTAATTCTTTTTGCTCAGCAAAGGTACTACTATTTTGCAGAGTAAATAGGTCATCAATTTTTATACCGTAATCTTTTTTATATAAATTACTATCGAATATAAGATACTCTTTAGTGTAACCAGCAAATTTACTAAAGTATTCTATAGCTATACTAATATTTTCATATAACTGATCTCTATGTATTTCTACGTTAGTAAATGGATAACCAAGTGATCTTAAAATCCTATCACTAAGTCTATTAAAATTATCGACTCTAGAATTAAGATTGGTACTTTGAAATCCGGATATAGGAGCTATTTCACATTTTGACATCATAAATATTTAATAAAATCATACTAAGTTAATAAATAATTATATGGCAGTCGGCGACGTAAAAATAACAGTAGTACCTCCTACATCAGCAACAGCAACTGGTGAGCTTAGTATATCATCAAGTGAAAGTATGTTGACAAAATATATTAATGATAATAGACCTACAAATCATATTGTCATGGAAGTAGATTTTAGAGGTCCACGACCAATTATAATTTATAGACAAACTTCTTAATTAATTAAGTTAGTTCTTCAGGAGCTGGAGTAGGTTCTTCAGCAGGTTCAACATCCACTTCAGCAGGCCCTCCACCGAATTCAGGCGGGGTTTCGCTGCTAATATCACCAGCAGGTGTACCCATACCATCTGCAGCTGGTAAATCACCATCAGAAGCTGGTTGTAATTCGTCTCTCCAATTAGGTCCCCCTGAACCGATTTGTTGTAACTCCCATTGTAGCTCAGCATCCTTACGTAAGAATTCTCTATTAGCTTTAACATCAACATCGTTCCAACCTAGGTAACGTTTTTGTGCATAAGTTGCTGCAACAAATTCGTTAGACGCTAAAGAATTAAAGTTTGTAGCTTTAAGTTCTAACTTTTGACTTTCTCTTAATTCATAGAAATTGGTTGGCACATTAAACTCTAAATGTATATTTGGAGCTTTAAGATCATACTCATCAAAGAAACCCTTTAATTTTAAATGAGTTATAAATCCATTTTTAAGACCACCAGCAAATTGCTGTTGCATTCTAATAATAAATTTAGCAAATTTTAATTCTTCTCTTAAAATTTCATTACCATCGCTAAATTGACTATCAGGGTTTAGTCTATTAAGAGGTACTTTTAATGCCTTATATAATTTATTAACAAAATACATTAAGTCTGCTAACTCACCTAAATTAGCCCCACCAGCTAGCTGAGTAACTGATGTACCTTCAGAACCAGCTCTTTTTGCAAACCAGAACGAATCGAGCATTGATTGAGGGTTAAATTTTTGAACCTGACCTGATTGATTTGAATCAAAAGTCTTTTTACTCCAATACTCTTGTATAAGCTTTCTTAAATATGCTTCTGCCTTAGGTGGTGCCATGTTACCAACATCGACGTTAAACACTAAACGCTCTGGTGCTCTAACTAATCTATAAATTACAATAGCATCTTCAACTAATGATAATTGTCTATATGACCTTCTTGCATTTTCAATAAATGGTAATCTAAATGTCTTATCTTGATTCCATATACCAGAATTAATATATGAAACTTGATTATCATCCATTGGGATAAAATCAAACTTTTCTATTTTTTCAGGTTTATTAGGGTCAAATATAGGCTTACGTAAAATATAACCTTTAATAATCATATTTTGTATATTATCATATATCGGGTCAATTAAATCACTAGGTAAAGCAACAGCTCCTAAAATCCCGTCGTCGGTATAACCTTGGTGAATAATATGCTCAAAATAAAGTTCTCCTTCGATTAATAATTGTCTAAAATATTCAAAACCCTTCTTTTCGAAGTTAAAATAATCAATATATTTTTCAAATTCATCTTTTATATTTTGCTGCTTCTCTTCATCTATATCAGTATTTCTAAAAATTAAATTAACAATATTACCTGCATCATCTTTGTTTATACACTCATCACATATTTCATCTAAAGCATCACTTATTTCAGAAAAAGCTGCCATTATGCGGTAGTCTCTCATTCTACCACCTTTATTTTCTTCTACATTAGCGTATACTAATGAACTATAATTACCATCAACACTTACTTGACCTGCACCTGTATTATTAAAATCATTATTATAAAAAATAGAATTTTTGGCTAAAGCTTCAACTCTTCGCATACCAGTCTCTTGGAATGTATCATACTTAGGATTAAGATCACCAAGAACTTTATTAAAATCTACGGACTGATAAGGTAGTTTATTAACTAGATTCTTTAAAAACCCTCCTGTGTTATTTTGTTGATCGGCCATTATTATTATTTAATACTTATTCTACTATAATAAACGTACGCTTTAACCCTCTACCGTTTAAAGCGTCCATATAAGATAAATCTGAAAAATCGTAACCTGCTTTATTAAGAGGTATGAACCTTAAAGTACCGGATGTAATTTTAGGGCTGTTAAAAATTATTGTATTATCATTTAAAATTGTAAATGGTATTGATTGACCTGTAACGGCTTCTTGTCTATCGAAACCAGATATAGATGTTAGGTTTGTATAAACGGTTTCGTTATTTGTACTAAACAATACTGTTTCTGTATTAGTAAACCCACTACCATTTAAAATAATAGAACCAGATGCATTTGATTCAATTGTTAAATTATCTTGCAATAAAACACCATTATAAAAAACATCAGTTATAAATGGTGAACCTGATAACTCGGTAGATATAATTCTATCATCTAAATTAGCAGACGCGGGGTATGTATATGTATTACCAGATAAAGATTCATAGTTATCATAATATTCTAATTTAGTTTCATTATGAAAATTAGAATCGACAAAGAATATGTTACCAGTAGGGTTATCAGTATCTTTAAATAGCCAACCTTTAATTGTAAATGATGTATCTGCTGTAACCCTTGCTTTCTGGCTAGAAGTAAGCTCGGTAGGGTAATTCATATCAATATCACCTGTCCATAATACCTCACTTCTAATTTCCTGGTCAACACTTAAATTAAATTTTTCTGGAACTTTCCATGATATAATTACATATGGGTTACAAAAAGGAACAAAGTTACTTATTATCTGATCCATATCAGTTTGATATTTGGTTAAAACAGAAACCGATAATGTAATATTAATTGGTACAGGAGCTTTAATATGTCTAGATACTTTATCTTCTCCAACATCACCTTGATAATAAAACCCGTCTAATTTATTAAAAACTCTACTTGTATCTCGAGAAATATTACTTACATTAACTGATACAACTGGTAAAGTTAAAGTCTTATTTTCATTAACCAAATCATATAATACTCTTTGCTTTGGGGCATATACATATCTAACATTAATTTTATCTTTCTCTACCCTATTTTTATTAAATCTACCGATAACTATATCATCAAACGCAGCAACAAACTGCGTAAGCATATCCTTTATTTCGAAATAAAATGGTCTAGCTCTCACTTAATTATTTATCCCAAGGAAACTGTAACCAACTGGTAGTATATACAGTATTACCAGAAATAGTGTTTGAATCTTTAAATTCAGTACTATTTCTCTTTATTAAACTAGCAAAATGAATATTATTATCATCGATACCGTATTCTGATTGCAAAATTGATTTTACTGAAGTGAATGTACGACCACTATCATTAATATCATCAACCACTAATATCTTACTTTTTTTATTAATACTTTCAGGTTTTTGATATACTAGGGTATCAATATATCTACCGTCATCTTCTCTCGTACTAATACCTAAATTATGTAGATCTAATATACCTAGTTTATAACTAAGAGCTGCACCTGGTATGAGACCTCCTCTACCTAAAGCAATTATACTATTAAACTTAATTCGTTTATGTTGTATTTGATCTGCTATGCAATTAATTAAAAAATCTATATTATCCCAATCTAGTTTTAGTATATCTCCCACATACTAATTATAGTATATAAATATCAATAATCAAGTAATTTGTTGTATAATAGAAGTATATAAATCAATTTTACTCTTTAATACTGCCCCTGTTACGTTTTTATCAATTAATTTATGTATATCACTCTTTAATCTATCTAGTAACTTTTCTGCTTGACTACTATCAATAACACCAAAACCTTTAATTAACATTTCTTCATCACCACTTATACCATTGGATGTAAAAGGAGCTCCTTTTACTTTTGCACTGTCAGTAGTTGGTACATTATATCGAGCATACCCCTGACCAGGTGAAGCTTCACCAGGTCTATACTTTAAATTTTTAGCAGGATCTCTTTGCTGCATCGCACCAATAGCCGATTGATTTAGATTACCTTCATAAAGGTTAAAAATTTTTGATTGATCACTCATTATTATTATTTAATATAAGAAAATTTAATAAATATATTATAATGGAAAAGCCTATTACTTTATTTCGTTCCTTTTTGGAAAATATTAATTTTGCTACTTTCTTTTTAGCTGCAGTTGGGGCTTTATCTGCCCTGTGGTTGAATAGTAATTACGTTTCGCAGGAAGTATATGTAAAGGATCAAGAAATTATTTATTTAAAAATTGGAAGTTTAGAAACTGAAATGCTAGCTCTACGTTTCATGGCTCAAACAAATCAAAGTGAAATAAGAGAATTATTACCATTAGTTGATAAAATAGAAAAACTAATCAGCAATATGATAACATCAAACGGCGATGTTATTATAACAGAAAGTATGAAAGAAATGGAAGTTGATATAGCTGAAATAAAGAAAGATATCGAGTATATGAAAGCTCGATTATGGCCAACGGATTAAGAATACAATTCTAAATAGATCCTAGTATATTTATCTTCAAACTCTCTTGCTTGTATTTCCATAGGATTTTTATAATACTTGTTCGTACAATTTGCTGCATCAGCCTCTGTATAGTCCAATTTAGAGTCCTTTACCTTATCTAAGTTATCTTGAGCAAAATGACATAACTCATGAAAATAGGAACTAATGTACCATTCCCTTTTTTTAGCTAAGGAACGCTTTGACGTTCTTTTTCCTATTTCCATCTCATTACACCCGAAATAGTAACCAGATGTATCACAATCTATAATTCTAATTTCTAGATCATAGTTCCAGATCTTTCTAGTTCCTTTATATTCATTCAATATAAAGTTTGTAAATCGTTCCAGTTCCTTAATCTTTACATTAACTGACTTAAATAGTTTCTTTGCTTTCGTATTAAACTTACAGTTAACAATAATCATACTACTATTATATCACAGTTCCCATTAAAAAGATGCTCCCGTTTCCAGAAGCATCTTTATTTAAAAATATATTATTCAATCTTAAATGTAACCTAAATTATGAAGCCTTCTCATTGTAGGACTTTGACTATCATTTGAGATAGCACTCGGTGTTTGAACAGCGACCTGAACACCACCAACATTTTCTGTCGTTTTATCAAATGTAAATTGAACTGATTTTCTATCTGCGTTAATAATTGCAAATACTTTACCATCATAACCAGTATCAATATCCATTAAATAATTTGATCCGTCGAATACACAAGTTACAGGTACTTCAGTATCGGTTTTTGTAACCCCACTAACATTAAATAATAAAGCTGATTTTTGTTTTTCGTCATTTAAGCCTGCACTAAAGGTGGCAACACCAAAGTTCTCTGCATCTAAATCTCCGGTGAACAGGTACTCATTTTCAAAAGATATAACACTCATATTATTATTTAATAAAAACTATTTATATTATTTAGATTTAGAAGGGAAACCATAAATTTCTCTAAAGGTTTTACCGACTTTAGTATCTTCAGTTGTTTCAGCTTTAGATGAAGAAGCCAAATGTTTATCAAGCTGCTTTACCATTTTAGATTTTAAGAGCCTTTTATCTAACTCTATACCATTCTCCCGGCCGAGTTCTTCAAGCTCTTCTTTAGAGAGATCTTTTGTGTTTAATTTAGTCATATTATTATTTATTAAATTATTCCTAAATATCTCAATCTTTGTAGCTCTGGGTAGTTGGCTGTTGATCTTGCATTAGTACAGCAAAGGGTTGCAGTATTAGTTAAATCGCCTTGAAGTCTAACTGCTTGCCTATCAGATTTTCTAACTAAAACAATATCACAATCAGATGTTGTTGGGTTACGTTGACCATGTAAAACTGTCCATCTACCAAAGCTAGCATTTGGAGCATGAATCCAAAATGTTGGTGTAAATTGCCCATACTGTTGATCCGATTGCAAATTAGTTTCTATAGGCCATGAATTAAAATAACAATAATATAGATCTTCTATAGCTGAAGTACCGTAAGTGTCGACGTTTGTAAAATATACTGGTCTATTTACTACATTTGGAGGCATTGCATTTTCCGGGTACAATCCACTTAAGCTAGTAAAATAATTTAAATCTGATATAGCTTCTAGCCCTGCATCTGTTTCGAAATATATACCTTCATCAGATGTTAAACTTGTAGTAACATTAGTTTTTACAATTGTAACATCATACGTACCGTGAGCTGTAAAAGCTGAATATTGGGTACTAAGTGTACCGGATGCACTTATGTCATCGACGAATAAATTAGAATGATTATGACTTATTTCAGTACCTACTATTTGATAATTAACACCAGATTGCAAATAAACAAATGGTGATAATTCATCTACATGGTAATCGTTTATAATAAACTCGGCTGAGCTTGGAGTTATTAACTTACCTGTAGAAGTACCTCTAGGTAAGAATGTAGTTAAATCAGGTGTAAACGTACCATATGTAGCTATACCTTGACCTATATTGTTAGATGTATCTTTCTTCTCTACACCTTCAATTGCTTTAAGACCATCACATATCACTATTCTTTTATCTGTACCTGATAATTGAGTAAAGGTAGAAGCTGATGCTGTGTCACTCCATATAGTAACAGCAGGGTGCATAATATTTTCACCACTTTCAGGATCAGTAGTAGTTCTATTATTAGCTGACATATTAATATTAGTTGTTTTTAATTCATAATAACCAGGTTCAGTAACTTGAAAATTATGAACGTCGACTAAACCTGGGTAACCAGTAATTCTAATTAGGTTACGACTTTTAATAGTAGTATTATAATAACCTGTGGTAACTTGCGGGCTATTAGTAGAAAGATTTATATTGAAAGTAGATAATACGGCCATACAATTATTTATTATTACCTATCTTCTTAACCCAAACAAAGCGCGGATTTGTCGCCGACGGTCTTAAATAGTTATATGTACGAGTATAAAGCAGTAGTAGATAGAGTAATTGACGGCGACACAGTAGACGTTGATATCGATTTAGGGTTTAACGTATGGCTTAAAAAGCAGCGCATTCGCCTCTACGGCATTGACACTCCAGAGAGCAGAACATCAGATAAGGTAGAGAAGGTATTTGGGAACCTAGCTAAACAAAAGGTTCTAGAGTTCTGTCCAGTAGGCTCAAACATTATACTCCAAACCAAAACCGATGATAGTAGAGGTAAGTACGGTAGAATTTTAGGGGAACTAGTTACACTAGAAGGTACTAATGTTAATACGTTCCTTATAGAGAACAATTACGGTGTGGCTTACTTTGGAAAATCTAAAGATGAGATATCTGGAGAGCAGCTAGCTAATAGGAACATTCTAATTGAAAAGGGTGAAGTTACTCTTTAGTATCG